AGTTTTTCCAGATCGAGGGGTACCCTCGTTGACTTCAAGAGTTACATTTTGAAAAGGGAATGTAATTGTTTCCTGCTGTTTTGGCGTAAATACCAACTCTTCAACTTTACTCAAGGCCTCCATCTCCTCCCTTAGCAACATCTAATAATTTATTAAGCAATGTTGTGTCTTTTTCAACGCCCTTAATAAGAGCCGTACGCGCCTGTATGTTCTCTGTAGAAGCTACAATCTGATCAAGCTTAGCTTTACGCTCGTCTTGTTCGTCTGCAATAGTTACAAACTGTTTAATTAAGCCGCTAAGCGTTGTCATTGCCCTACTTTGTGCATTTAAAAAATTCGCCTGTTTATCCCAAGCGAATTGATACTCATATTTATCAGAACCACTATCTCCGAACCCCGCTTGTGTCTGGACTCTCGTTTCATCCTCAGCGTTTTCCACCCACATAATTTTCTGTGCTCGAATAATAGCAGCGTATTGTATTTGTATCTGATTCCAAATAAGATCGGGTGCGCTCATTTCTTTCATGCTATTCATGATTTCAAGCGTTTCATCTGGCATGTACTTAGAATATAAGCCGTGTTTTAGCGCATTCTGGTTATTCTTAGGAGCTGCGCCACCTTTGTTGCCAACTGCATGTTTATTGCCGTTAGATGCCCCTCCTCGTTCTTTTGTGTGCACACCTTTTAATTCGGGTGCACCCCTATCACGATACCAGCCATATCTTTTTTTCCATGACTTGACTGTGTTCAAAGATACATCGTATTTTTTAGCAATATCTTTGTATTTCATTCCTGCATTATAATCTTGTTCAGCTAACTTATACTTTTCCATGCTGCATCAACCCCACCTCGCTCCCATGTGTTTGTATCGTTAATTAATTATTATCCTTAATTGTGCCTACGATGATGCTTAACGCTTCTAAATAGTCTCTCTTTGCTTGTTCAAAGGTCTTACCATTTAGCATAGCTAGTTGGTTTATTTTCATGTAATGAATCTGTGCTAACACAAAGCTTTGTTCTTGTTCTGAACCTGCTATATTAATTTTGAATTCCGGCTCTTTTCCTTTTACCTCAGTTATCCCCGCTTTTATAATGTCTCTCATGTAATTAACTCCTTCTTCGTTTTTTATTATATACTCGGCAAGGATTTGCACCTTGCATGAACTAATTAATTTGTTTTACAGGAGTTTTAAGCTAAGACATACGTTTCTTAGCCACATTAGTTCTATCCTGTGCTTCGTCTACCTATTCCGCCACGAGTATGCGAGAAGTGGAGCGCAGACTCAACATATGATTTATTTTTGTAATCATCTTCACTTCTCACTAATAACATTTTATCACCTTTTTTTACTCAAAAAGTGCCACAAAAGTGCCATTTTCAGTTTAACACTTCAATATTGAGCGTAGTTGCTAACTCTATGACAGCCTTCCTTTTCTCACGCTTATACTGTCGTTCTTCGTAAGGAATATCAATCATGATGTCTACATCTTGCTGATTGTGCAAGAAACTCTCTAAGATGATTTTGCGGTGGATTGCTTCTAATTGGTTGATGATCACATCATACTTTTTAACGGCTTCTTGTGCAGCGTGTACGTTGTCTACATTGTGTATAGCAGCTTCTTCCACTTTGCTATGGAACTCATTTCCAAAATTCGGCGGTGTGATCGTGTATGTGGTAGTTAGTGTAGGGAATTTACGTTCACCCGCCATTACTCTTAAAGCCTTGTATTTTCTGAAAAAGTCTTTTAATGCTCGAACCGTTTTGATATAGTCGATTTTATCAACTTGTGGTAGATCAAAAAGAGTATTCATATCCATTCCCCCATGTTATAATCAAATTGGGTAGTCGGAGGGAACTTCGGCTTTTTTTATTTGTCTAAAGCGCGTTCAGAAAATCTGGTATACCGCTTAACGTTGGCACTTTATCCGCTTTTTCCTCAATATCCTTTAAAGCAATGGATTTCCTTCCACTTTGCACAGCGCCCTCATACAGTTCTAAAAACGTTTTTATGTCGATCTTATATATTTGGTCTACTGTAACAAAATTAATTAAAACAAAGGCATGTCCGCCCATTTTACGCACGCTTTTGAGATACTCTATTTGATGTTCGTGGATATTTTTGAATGGAAAGCTTTTTGCTTTCGTTTCTTTTGCCTCAAAGGCTATTGCCATGCCAGGATTAAGCACGCCCATAAAATCTACTGTCGATTTTTTATTCGGGAAAGCGCCCGTTATTTGAGCGCCATTCCGAATAATTTTCCAATCAGTCGGCAACTTTTGAATAATAGCCAGTTTCTTAATCTGATAAATATCACATGCGTTTTCTATCAGTCTTTCAAATGTCATGCCTCGGTTAGCATGGCTATTTTGCATATTCGGTCGCTTCGTTGATGACGAACGCGGTATACTTTGCCTCAATTTCTTCGTCCCCCATTTGTTCGATTTCGCTAATTTGGTAGTTTGTAACTTCTGCAATCGCATTAGCCATTTGGCGGATGCTCATTGATCTATTTCTCAACTTTTTTATTGCAGTTTCTGCTGTCATTTTTATTCACCCTCTCGCTCAAAATGGCAAATCGTCATCTGAAATATCAATCGGCTTGCCTTCGTTTGCAAATGAATCACTATTCTGGCTCGAACTAGCTCGATATGAGCCGTTTTTATTGTTATTTGAATAATTAGCTTCGTTTTGATTATTATTCGGTGTAGAGCCTTCTACAGCGTTCAGCTTAGGTTCCAAAAATTGAACACTCTCGGCCACTATTTCCGTCACATAAACGCGCTTACCGTCGTTCCCCTCATAGTTACGAGTTTGAACGCGACCGTCAACGCCTGCCATACTTCCTTTTTTCAAGAAATTAGCAACGTTTTCTGCTGGTTTACGCCAAACTACACAATTAATAAAATCAGCTTCTCGTTCTCCTTGTTGGTTAGTGAAAGTACGATTTACAGCAAGTGTAAAAGTCGCAACTGCTGCACCAGCTGGGGTATAACGTAAATCAGGGTCTTTAGTTAAGCGTCCTACTAGTATGACACGATTCATCATTTATTTTTCCTCCTCCCCGTCCTCCAAGTATTCTCCTTCTTCAAAAACATAGCTTGCAAAATTTTTATCATCTTCATCGCAAGTTCCGAGAAAGCCATCTACATCGTAATATCTGGATTTAGCCAAAACAGCATAACGTATTGGAACAAGTTCTACACATCTCTCGTGAAACCATCCATGGGGATCTACGTTAATTATGTCATCATATTCACTAAAAGCTTCTTCACATACGCCACATCTTACTAATTTAGTCATTATTCCAAACTCCTTCCGCACACCGGGCAAAAAGCAAAATCTATTCCGGAGATGTTAATTTGAGTTCCATTTACAGCCATCCAGCCCGCTGTAGTCGAGATTTGAAACACTCTATCTTTCTCGTATACTTTCATTGTTTTCCTCCTTAATCTAATCCTTCATATAGACTTTTTGAAAAATCATTCTCATCTATGTTCTGAATACTATTGATTGCATCAACCAATTTCGCCTTTGTTTCGAGACAAGGCTTATAACCGTAACCTACGTACCTAATCATTCTTTCAAATGTCGATATCGGGAAATTAAGAGTATTGTCAACCACCAACCTTTTGAGATGTAAGTGTTCAAAAAATTGGGGATGAATTACTATCCGATGCTCCCCGTCAACAACGTATCGTGCTACTTTTGTAACAGTAAAGTCAAAGTTACTAATAACCTCTTCTGGTTCCCCAAAAACAGAGCGAACTAACTCTAATTGGGTTTTTGACGGAATGTGTATAAAGGCGACGACTTTACCAGTTTTATACACAAGTTTAATATGGTTTGCATCGCTAGCACATTTCTCGGTGTAATAATGAATTGCGTCATTTAGGTCTTTTTCGTTGCGGAAAAACATGTCAATATCCTTCACTTTTTCATGATTAAAAATATTTTTAAAACAGCCTCCCGCTATGAATCCATCGTGACCTTCTAGGAACTGGTCTAGGAAATTGATTTCGCGGTATTGTCGAGCTTCCTCATGTTTGTAAATCATAATTTTCTCCCCTTCTCAATTCTGCGTTTCGTTCCATCCCTAATCGAAATCCACCAATTCCAGCGAATAGATCTAAAAAGTTCACGTCTGCACCTCGTTTCTCTCCGCTAACTTCGCTTTACCTTTTTTAAATTTCATTGTTTTCCTCCTCCAAATCCTCTTCAAAATCCGCTTCCGTCAAAATATAATTAATCGCGCGATAGTATCTACGTTTTAAAAAGTCATTGCTAGCGTGAGTCTGCTCAATAGAATCTTTCAATTCTTCTAAAGTTCCTTGAAAACATCCAGTCGTCCAGATTTCCAGCTCTTTGATATACGTGATTTGATTGTTTTTTCTCGTAGTATTAATTTGTACAGCTATTACAGTTAGACTGACAACATCCCGCCAATTAATCCAATTTAAATTTGCACCTCTTAAATCTGCACCATTTAAATCTGCACCACTTAAATCTGCACCATTTAAATCTGCACGACTTAAATCTGCACCATTTAAATCTGCACCATTTAAATCTGCACCATTTAAATCTGCACGACTTAAATCTGCACGTCTTAAATTTGCATAACTTAAATCTGCACCTCTTAAATCTGCACCTCTTAAATTTGCACCTCTTAAATTTGCACGTTCTCCATATCCATCACGTAACCATTTCTCATGCTTTTCTATAACGACATCTAGTTCTGCTTGATTCATTCTGC